ACGCCGTTCGACCGCCGCAGACCGTCATCGGCGTGTGGGATCGACACGCGCTCGACGGAAGGAATGAAAAGGCATGAAGATCCCCGACCCCCAACACACCATCGCCGCCCTCATCGACGCGGCACACGAGGCGAAGCGCGCTTCTGACAAGGAAGTCTTCCGCCCGCACATGGGCGCGTCAACGCTCGGCGAGAAGTGCGATCGCAAGCTCTGGCTGTCCTTCCGCTGGGCCGTGCGCGAGAACTTCCCGGGACGCATCCTGCGCGTCTTTCGCCGAGGCCAGAACGAGGAGGCGCAAGTCGTCTCCGACTTGCAAGCGATCGGCTGCAAGGTGCGCTCGACCGGCGCCGAGCAGACGCGCGTCGACTTCGGCTCGCACGTCAGCGGCTCAATCGACGGCATCATCACCTCCGGCGTCCCCGACGCGCCGAAGAAGGCCCACGTCCTCGAGATCAAGACGCACTCGAAGAAGTCCTTCGAGACGCTCGAGAAGGACGGCGTCGAGAAGGCGCACCCGAAGCACTTCGCGCAGGTTCAGGCGTACATGCTCGGGACGGGCATCGACCGTGCCCTCTACGTCGCCGTGTGCAAGGACGACGACCGTCTCCACGTCGAGCGCTTCAAGCTCGACAAGGTGCGCGCGGAGCGCCTCGTGGAGCGCGGGCAGCAGCTCGCGACGCAGGATGAGATCCCGCCGCCGCTGTCCTCGGACCCAAGCTGGTACGAGTGCAAGTTCTGCTCGGCGCACGACTTCTGCCACGGCTCGAAGGTGACGAAGGAGGTGAACTGCCGAACGTGCGCGCACTCGACCGCCGAGGCCGACGGGACGTGGACGTGCGCGCGCCATGACCAGAACGTGATGCCGACGGACTGGATGCGCGAGGCGCACGAGTGTCACTCGCTGCACTTCGACCTCGTGCCGTGGGCGTTCCGGCGCATCGAAGGTGGCGACCCCGTCTTCGACGTCGAGGGAACCGAGGTCGCCAACGGCCCGAGCGGCTTCGCCTCGACGGAGCTCATCGCGAACCCGCAGGCGTGCGTCGATCCGACGCTCGTTCAGCTTCGCCGCAAGTTCGACGCGAAGGTCGTCGGATGAAGCTCCGCCCCTACCAGCAACGCGCCATCGACCAGCTCTACGACTGGTTTCGCGCGGGCAACACCGGGAACCCGTGCCTCGTCCTCCCGACGGGCGCGGGCAAGTCGCACATCGTCGCGGCGCTCTGCCACGACGCGCTCACGAACTGGCCCGAAACGCGCGTCCTCATGCTGACGCACGTCAAAGAGCTCATCGAGCAGAACGCCGCGAAGCTGCGCGCGCACTGGCCCGGGGCCCCGATGGGCATCTACTCGGCGTCCGTCGGGCGGAAGGAGCTCGGCGAGCCCATCACCTTCGCGGGCATCCAGAGCATTAGGAAGAGAGCCGCCGAGCTCGGACACGTCGACCTCGTCATCATCGACGAGGCGCACCTCGTCTCGCACAAGGACGAGGGAGGCTACCGCACGTTCATCGCCGACCTCCAACGAACGAACCCCGCGCTCCGCGTCGTCGGCCTCACCGCGACGCCGTACCGGCTCGGACACGGGCTCATCACCGACGGCGACGCGCTCTTCGACGACCTCATCGAGCCGGTGTCGATTGAGGAGCTCGTGCAGCTCGGATACCTCTCGCGCCTGCGCTCGAAGGTCACTGGCGCGCGTCTCGACACGACCGGCGTGCACACGCGCGGAGGCGAGTTCGTCGAGGCCGAGCTCCAGCGCGCAGTGAACACGAAAGACCAGAACGAGCGCGTCGTGCGCGAGGTCATCGGGCTCGCGGGTGACCGCCGCTCGTGGCTCTTCTTCTGCGCGGGCGTCGAGCACGCCGAGGCCGTGTGCGGCGTGCTGCGCGCCAAGGGCGTCGAGGCAGCATGCGTCACCGGGGCAACGCCGAAGGGCGAGCGTGAGCGCATCATCGGTGCATTCAGACGCGGCGAACTAAAAGCGCTCTCTAATGCAAACGTACTTACAACCGGCTTCGACCACCCCGGCGTCGACCTCATCGCGATGCTTCGTCCGACCATGTCGCCCGGCCTCTACGTTCAGATGGCGGGCCGTGGGCTCCGCATCGCCGAAGGCAAAGCCGACTGCCTCGTCCTCGACTTCGCGGGCGTCGTCGAGCGGCACGGACCCATTACCGCCGTCGAGCCGCCAGGGAGGCGCAAGGAAGGGGCCGGCGAAGCGCCGGTGAAGGTCTGCGACGCCTGCGCCGAGCTCGTGCATCCGACGGTGCGCGTGTGCCCGTCGTGCGGCTTCGAGTTCCCGGCGCCCGAGCCGAAGAAGCTCGAGCTCCGCGACGTCGACATCATGGGGCCGCCGCCCGGCTCGCTCGTCCACGAGCTCCGCGTCACCGAGTGGGAGTGGCGACGCCACGTCGGGCGGACGTCTGGCAAGGAATCGCTCCGCGTGCGCTACTACGGCGGCCTCACGGAATCCGTCGACGAGTACCTCACGCTCGCGCACGACGGTTACCCCGGCGACAAGGCACGCCGCACGCTCGCGCGCATCGCCACCGCCGCGGGCCTCTCGCCGGGCTGGTCGCTCGTCGACGACCTCGACGAGATCGCGCGAACGATGAACGACGTTCCGCCGCCCGCCGTGGTACGCTACACGGTCAAGAAGCCGGGCGGGTTGCCCGAGATCCTGAAACGGGAGTGGCCCGATGTCCGCCGTGAAGAAGTGGCTTGAAGTCGTCGCGAATCCGCCGAGGTGCTGCCTATCGTGTCGGCACTACCTTGCCGACGAGTGGTCACCGTCGAACGAGTGCACCGTGCACAAAGCAGCACCGCCGCGCGAGTGGGCGGAAGAGGAGAACACATGCGAAGAGTGGCAAGAGCTCGTCCCGTTCTGAGCGACGCGCCCGCGCGCACCGAGCACGTCGAGCAGCGCGAGTTCGTCAGTTGGTTCCGCAAGACGTTCCCCGCGGTGCGCATCCTCGCGATCCCGAACGGGTCGCAACGCAGCCGCACGACCGGCGCAAGGCTGAAGGCCGAAGGCGTCGTCGCGGGCGTGCCCGACCTCCTCGTGCCCGCGTGGAACCTCTGGATCGAGATGAAGCGCGCCGACGTCGGGGCTGTAAGTGCAGTGCAAAAAGACTGCCACCGCTACCTGGAGTCCATCGACCACACGGTGCTCGTTTGCGCTGGTTTTCTTCAGGCGAGAGAAAAAGTGGAGGAGCTAGTAAAAAGAGGTTGCTTCTAAGTCTTTCGTCGTTCATATTGACCGCACGCCGCACGTTGCGGCGAACACTGAAACGGAGAACCAGGATGTCCATCCTCGCCATGACCATCGCCGCGCAGCTCGCCGAAGACGCCATCGGACCCGTGCTCGGCGCTCAACTCACGCGCGACACGAAGAAGGGCCGCATCGCACGCGCCGCCAAGTCGGCGGCGCAGATGGCGCTCATCAAGCACCTCGCCAACGTCGAGCCCGGCGACTTCCACTACCAAGCGCCGGGGTTCTCCGACCGCCTCGCGACCGCACGTCGCGTCGCTGCGGAGGCCGTCGAGGCCGAGGTCGCCTACTTGAAAGCGCACGGCGCATGAACCACACCTTCCACCCCGACCTCGTCGGCCGGCTCGCGATCCGGCTCGGGCGAGCCTTTCGCCACAAGTGGGCGACGGAGATTCCGCGCGACGCGATCTGGAACTGGCTCACCGCCGAGAAGGCGATTCGAGCGGCGACGAACAAGACGGTTCCGAAGCTCGACGGCTACGACCTGACGTACAACGTCGGCCAGACGCACTGGCTCCTTACGCCCGACGACATCGTCGTCCGCTGCGACGACCGCGAGCTCGGGACGCGAGCGCGCATCGAGGCCCGCGTCGACGAGACGTTCGGACCGGTGCTCGAGGTCTGGCTCGCGTCGCTCGCCGGTTTCGACCACTTCGAGCTCAGCCGCTAGGACAAGGTCATCACGTCGCTGTCGGAGGGGCCGTGGAAGCCGCTCCACCGGCTTACGCCGATCGCCGTCATCGTGCAGGCGCTCCCCGAGTACCTGCCGACGGAGCCGTCGACGCTCGTCTATGTCGACGGACGCATCATCTCGAGCGACCCCGAACTGAACGCCGCCATGACGCGGGCCGGCGTTCGCTTCTTCACGCAGTGGGA